AAAGGTCAGAACTACAAATATTCTGTTGGTCAACCTATGGGAGCCTACTCTAGTTGAGCTATGTTAGCTATTACTCATCATATTATTACACGTCTCGCTTCAACAGAAGCCGGGCTAAGTAATTTTGGTGATTATTGCGTTCTTGGTGATGACTTTGTTATTCGTAATGACAAAGTATCGGATCAATACCTGATAATTATGAAATTATTAGGTGTCGAGATTAATTTAGATAAATCTGTCATATCTGACAGGTTTTCTGAATTTGCCAAAAGATTGAAAGGACCTAGTATAAATATTACTCCGATAGGGCCAGGACTTATCCTGCGTTTTATAAGAGATAAATTTTATATTGGATCATTAATTTCTGAGTCGATTAAACTTAATTGATTCAAGAAAATTGATGATGTTCTAAACCCAATCTTAGAACGTTTCCCGAAGAAGGGAAATATCCTAACATTAACTTTGTGGATTTGTTCTGGAGCTGGTGGTGCTTTTGCACAACGACTAAATGGTACTGATCATCCGTTAACGGATAGAATGATACCTATATATTTTGGTCGTCATATAAACCCTGATAATATAAATATATTAAATGGTTTAATATCTTCAATAGGTCTTGCTTTTATAAAGCAGATCCGTTGAGATCTCCAAGCTCAGAAGAAGCAGTTAATGCTAGAAATAGATAATTTGTATAATTTTAAATTATCAAATCATTTTGTTTCTAGATTAACCTCCACGATGATTTTAGAATCATTGCTTTTGGCCTTCTCTCCTGGTTTCTATCATTACCTTACTTCCATAAGTAAATCATATGATGAACTAGAACAGAAATTTGATAAACTTAATCGCGGTTTCAGCGATTGAGATTCAATTTCTGAATTAATTCGTATGGATTCCTCACTTAACTTTGTATCACTAGACTGATCTAATCGATTAGCCGTGAAAAAGGTTGGTGAGAAATGTACTACTTTAGTAAAGCTTATGCAGAAAGAGTATGACATCCATAATCCTCCTATGATTCGCGGTAACAAGCGAGTCAGAGAAGCGGAATTATTAAAGCGTGCAAATCGTATAAATATTGCAATCTTTTAATACACATACGCTTTCTTTAATGAAAGAAACTCGGAAAAGACCCCGAC